ATGGACCACAAGGCAAAAGCAAAGCTGACGGGGCGCTGGGAAGAGCTTTCATTATGGGAAGGGTTAAGCGACACAATAAAGTGGTCACGCCTTTACGGCGGGGCGGTGGGTGTGCTGCTGATTGACGGTCAGGATATGTCTTCATCCCTGCGCATGGAAACCATCGGCCGCGACCAGTTTAAGGGCATGCTGGTGCTCGATCGCTGGATGCTCAACCAGACAATCACGGAAATTATCACCGAGCCCGGTCCCGACCTGGGCAAGCCAAAATATTATGAGGTGGTGGCCGCGCAAAACGGCATCCCGGCGTGGAGGATTCACCACAGCCGCCTGATCCGCATGGACGGTGTGGGCCTGCCTTACCAGCAGGCGTATACCGAAAATGGCTGGGGCATGTCGGTGGTTGAACGTCTTTACGATCGCATCATGGCGTTCGACAGCGCATCAACCGGCGCAGCGCAGCTGGTGAATAAAGCGCACCTGCGCACCTACAGCATCGAAAAACTGCGTGAGATTCTCGGGTTTGGTGACGAGCGCGAAGCGGCGCTGATGAAGCACATCGACATGATCCGCCTGTTTCAGTCCATCGAAGGCATGACGCTGATGGACAAAAACGACGAATTCCAGACGCACAGCTATTCGTTTGCAGGCCTGTCGGACATCCTTTCGCAGTTCGGTGAACAAATAGCCGGTGCAACCGGTATCCCGCTGATCCGCATGCTGGGCCAGTCGCCAGCCGGTTTCAGTACCGGCGAATCCGACCTTGCGAACTACTACGACAATGTGGGTTCGCTGCAGGAACGCCGTCAGCGTCGGCCTGTCCGGCGCCTGTTTGAAATTCTTCACCGCTCTGAGTTCGGCACGCCGCTGCCGGATCACTTCGATTTTGAGTTTAACCCGCTCTGGCAGATGTCAGACATTGACCGCTCCACTGTGGCAAAAAACACGGTTGATACGCTTAATGCGGCAATCGACAGCGGCCTGATGCCGTTGCACGTTGCTATGGCTGAACTGCGCGAATCATCCCGCGTGACGGGCATTGGCTCAAACATCACCGATGAGGATATTGAGAATGCCAAAGGGGTCGAGCCGCCAGGGTTCACCGAAGAAAGTGATGACGACGCGCCGGATCCCGAAGCAGGTGCAAATCAGCTACACCACGCAGCTACGCAAGATAGCGCGGGCAGTGGGCGACATCGTAAATGGCCGTTACGATGGTTCAAATGACAGCGTCACCGAAATTATGGATGCGCTGGAGCGCTACAGCGAAATCATTGACGGCTGGGCTAATCAGGTCGCCACGGGCTTTGCCGCGTCCATAGCGAGGCACAGCGAAAAAGAGTGGCGCGAGAACAGCCAGCAGATCGGCGCTGAGCTGCGTCATGTCATTAACAATACGCCCACCGGGCAGGTCATGCGCAGCATCGTTACCGAGCAGGTGAAATACATCAAATCGCTGCCGCTCGAAGCCGCAGGCCGCATTTACGACATCCAGAACCGCGCGATTGAAACCATGGCGGCGGGTGGCCGTGCTGATGCGTTTGCGAAAGAAATTACGGCATCCGGTGATGTTGCAATGTCACGGGCGAAACTCATTGCACGAACCGAAACAGGTCGTGCGGTCACTGCCCTGACGCAGGCCAGAGCACTGGCGAGTGGTTCGCTGGGTTATGTCTGGCGCACGGCGGATGATGGCGATGTAAGGCGTTCTCACGCCAAAATGGAAGGTGTATTCGTTTACTGGACAAGCCCGCCAACACTCGACGGTATGACGGGCCATGCTGGTGCGCTTCCCAACTGTCGGTGTTGGTGTGAGGTAGTGTTTGCACATAGTAATGTTACCCGGATCAATACTGGCGATGGTTTGCGCAGAATTGTGGCAGTCGACGGTAAACCCGTTCGTGTCGCAGTGTAACGCAATCGCCATTAGTAACTCGGGTGGAAATAGGAAATAGTTACGTTATCTTCATTCTGCATAAGTGATAGCATTTGACTGTAAATTTGATGCCTGAAAAATTACAGGGAGTGTTTCATGCAACTGATGAGAATGAGTTATAACGACCTGGCGAAAGGCGGTGGGGAAGCGAAGCTACACGTGTATGGCGTGGGTACCTTTCCGGTCTTTTCTGGTCAGAAACCATATACCAATGATCCGAACTGCGCTTACCTGCCTAACAGCGCCATTCCGGTAGGTCGTTACTGGATTGTTCCGCGTCCCGAGGGCAGTATTGCAAACCAGATTAGAGGGTGGGCTGTTGACTTCTGGAATAACTCAGATCATTCAGAATGGTTTGCGCTATTTAATTCGCAGACCATGACTGACTCTGTTTTTATCAATGGTGTCGCACGTGGCGGCTTTCGTCTGCATCCTCTCCGGCCCGATGGTTCTGGAGAAAGCGAGGGGTGTATTACATTCGTGAATCGTCCTGATTTCTACACAGTCAGGCAGGCCCTGTTGCGCAGAAAGAAAATACGCGTTCCCGGCTCGCGAAATGGATTGATGGCATACGGCTATGTTGACGTTCAGGGAGACAGTAACTTTGCAAACTGCAAAATTCGTTAAGAAGGCGTTAGGATTCGCTCTTTGTTTTATCGTGGCGTTTATGATTTCGCGATACGGAATGCCACTTTATCCGCTGACGGCATGGCTTGTTGACCATTCTCATCAGCTTTTTGGCCGTTATCAGGCTGATGTGTATGAAGCCGGAACAGATCCGGTAACGTTCTTTTCACTGCTTGGCGTTATTATCATTTATGCAGTGGCGCTTTATTGGCTTATAAAAATATTGCTCAATAAGTTAAGAAACAAATCAAAGTAGCGTATAGCCAGTATTTTACTGGCGTTAGTTAGCGTATTAGTGTGCTAATCAAATCAGTAGATTGAAAATCCTATCCATATATCAGGTCGCCATTGTGCGGCCTTTTTTTATGCCTGAAATCCGCAGGTTAACAATGAAATATTTCTTTAACACCCGGCTCGGGCCTAACCGCTATTTGCTGGGCGATGGCTCGTTGCTGTGTAAAGACGTGCCGATAGCCCGCCTGGGAGACCAGGCCTACCGCGCAGAGGATTTGCCGGAACTCACGCCCGACGATGACGGGGAGATCATCGTCACCCGTTCAGCCGATGAGGTGTTCTCGCCCGAGGCGATGGCGTCCTTTGAAGGCATGACCGTGGTGATCCTCCACCCCGAGGATGAGGCAGGCGACATTCTTTTTGTGGATCCGGCCAACTGGCGACAACTCGCAATTGGTCATGCTTCCAGCGTACGGCGAGGTCAGGGTGACCAGTCCGACCTCCTGATTGCCGATCTCGTCATAAAAGACGCCCTGGGCATTCAGGCAATCAACGATGGCCTTCGTCAGGTTTCCTGTGGCTACAACGCAGAGTATGACGAAACCGCCCCCGGACGGGCTAATCAGTACGACATCCGGGGTAATCACATCGCGCTTGTTCCTAATGGGCGGGCCGGTATTCGCTGTTCAATAGGAGATGCAATAAGCATGGCAAGTAAAGCAAAGCAGTGGTTAGCCAGCCTGCGCAAGGCGGTAAAAACCAGAGATTCAGCGGCTGCCGAAGAGTTGCTGAATAACGCGCCGGACAACATGGTCGGCGATGACGATGACGTAACCACGGTGGTGGTGAAAGTGGAAGGTCCGGAAACGGCTGCTCCTCCTGTCTCGCCCACGAACGCTGTTGCTGATGAAAGCAGCGACCTCGAAACGCGCATTGCCGCTATCGAAGCCGCCGTGAAAGCGCTGATCGATAAGATGTCACCGCCAACGGGCGATGCTGATGACGACGACGAGAAAAAAGAAGAGAAGAAGATGACCGGCGATGCCGGCTATCAGCAGGACGTTCTCTCACGTGCAGAGCTCATCCTGCCGGGCTTCTCGCTGCCGGAAGGTTCCAAAATGGGCACGCTCAAGCGCGAAGTGCTGGGCGCTGCGCTGCGCACCGCTGACGGTCTGAAACTCATCGAACCGCTGTCAGGTAAAAATCCTGATTTCGCCAAAATGAGCATGGCGACCGTGGACAGCATTTTTAACGGCGCGTCTGAACTGGCAAAAAGCCGCAATAACAGCGGCCTGAGCCTTGCGGTGTTCACCGCAAATTCGCAGTCCGGCGATGTGGCCGCGCTGAATGAGAAGAACAAAGATTTCTGGGCTAAGAAGGGGGCCAAATAATGACAGGTCAGTCTATTTATTTAACGCAGCCGTTCAGCTACCCCGGTGCGCTCACCCGTCCGAATCATTCAACGGTAGAGCCTGTCGTGATGGACACAACCAACCCGTTCGCCGGTGACGGCCTGCCGGGTAAAAAAGTGAACGGCAAGTTTGTTCCTCTGGCGGCCGGTGATACTGCCGCCGTGCTGTACGGCATCCGCGTGCGCTCCTATCCGTTCACGTCTGACAAAGACCTGGCACGCCAGTTGACTAACCCGGCGAACTACACCGGCGATGCGCTGGTGCGTGGCTATATCGGCGTCAAAGTGAATGCCGGTACCGTGGCGGACAACGGGGCGGTTTACATCCGCGTGGGAGGTGCAACGTCAACACAGCCGATCGGCGGTTTTGAAGCCGTGGCGGATGCCACCGCAGCCAATACCGTGCTGGTGACCAACGCGCACTTTATCGGTACCACCGA